GAAGAGTTTGCTGACAATTGCTCCTTCATCTTCACTTGCAATTTCAAGAACCGAATCATCGACCCTCTTCATTCGAGGTGTTCTGTTGTAGAATTCACTCTTCGTAATGAAGAAAAGGTTCAGATGGCTGGTTTGTTTTTTAAACGAATCACCAACATTCTGAATCAAGAGAATGTCGAATTTGATAGCAAAGTAATTGCTGAAGTTGTCAAGAAACATTTTCCCGATTTTCGTAGAACCATTAATGAACTTCAACGATATTCTAAATTCGGAAAGATTGACACTGGAATTCTTGCTCAGATCGGTGATGTTTCAATTCAAGAGATTATCAAATATCTAAAAGAGAAAGACTTTGGATCGATTCGTAAGTGGGTTGCTATGAATGATGTCGATCCGACAACTCTATTCCGTAAGATTTATGATAATTTGTATGATATTCTACAACCACAGAGCATTCCACAGGCTGTAATTCTTCTTGCAGATTACCAGTACAAACAAGCATTCGTTGCTGATGCAGAAATCAATACTGTTGCTTGTCTGACTGATTTGATGGTGAGTGTAGAATTCAAATGAGCCCTTTCGATTACGTGAATGAAATTTTACAAGGAAAAAAACAACTGATTGTTGATGAACTGTCTGAGAAGTCCTATGAACCATATCTGACAAATAAAGCACTCTCATATCACAAAGATTGTATCTATTTTGCGAATGAGATGAATATTAGGCCATTTCTAGATAAAAAATTGCAGAATGATTTTTTACTAAATACCGTCAGGGCAAGAAAGCGCCCTTTCAATAAGTGGGTTAAGGCTGAAAAAAGTGAAGACATAGCATGTATCAAGGCTTATTACGGCCTATCAACATCTAAAGCACAAGAAGCCCTCCGTCTGCTTAGTGAAGATCAGATTCGACAATTAAAAGAAAAAACAGATCCTGGCGGAATGGGGAAGTAATATGGTAGACTTAACGACATTTGTTGAAGTTTCTCTAAAGGAACAAGATGATTTTTTGAAAGTGAAAGAAACACTGACACGGATAGGTGTCTCTTCTAGGAAAGAAAGAACTCTCTATCAGTCATGCCACATACTACACAAAAAAGGGCAATACTACATTGTTCACTTCAAGGAGTTATTTGCATTAGATGGAAAACCTGCTAATATATCTGATAATGATATCGAGAGAAGAAATGCTATTGCTAAACTCTTGGAAGAATGGGGACTAGTTAAGATAGTGAATCCTTCTATTATGGAAGATAAGATTGCTCCGATTCATCAAATAAAAATTATTTCTTATAGAGATAAAGAAGATTGGGAACTTGTAAGTAAGTACAACATTGGAAAGAAGACTCAGAATTAAAATGAATCACGTAAGACAACCCTTTGTTAAATTGAAAAATCTTTATACAAACGAGGAAGTTTTCACCGACAAAAAGGCATTGAAGCGTATTGAAGGTGATATGACTTTCATTTTGGTTTTCAAAGAGAGTGATCCAGGTAGAAAATATTGGGTCAATGAGGCAGCCTTCAAGCCTTTGACTAAATAAAGATATCCTCGGGATGGGATCTAGGCTGGGTACCCTAGATAAAACTACCCACCACGCCTTCGGGGTGGTTTTTTTAACTCGCTTAAACAAGGAGAAAGCTATGACAATCAATACATTTACACCTTACTTTCCTTCAACCGTAGGTTTCGACCGTATCTTCGATGCTCTGGAAAGAGTGTCTACTGAAAAGGTTTCCTACCCACCTCACAACATCGTAAAACACGTGAAAGAAAAAAATAAGTATCTCGTTGAATTAGCTGTTGCAGGTTTTTCACAGGATGAAATTGAAATTGACATTGTGAAGGGTACTTTGACTATTACGGGAAAGAAAGATGAGTTAAGTGATAAACGTTACTTTCTGCACAGAGGAATTGCCACTCGTTCTTTCAAGAAAAGCTTTCAGGTTGCTGAGACTGTCCAAGTGAATGGAGCGGTCCTAAGCGACGGAATCCTGACAGTTGAACTGGAGAACGTGATTCCAGAGGAAGAGCTTCCTAAGCGTATTCCTATTGTTGCAGGAAAACAACAATCTAAACTTCTACAAGAATAATTCTTGACAAGGGCTCCTTTCCATGCTATATTGTGTGGAAAGGAGTAAAAATATTATGAAAATCGCACTCGCATCCGATGTACATCTGGAATTCGGCACCATTGTATTGGACAATACTGAGAACGCGGAAGTTCTGATTCTGTCTGGTGATATTTGTGTCGCTAACGGATTCCATCCTACAGACAAAGAATTTTTCCGTACTTGCTCAGAAAAGTTTCCAAATGTAATCTATATCATGGGAAACCATGAACATTACAATGGTGACTACACATTGACCGAAAATCTTCTTCGTGATGAGCTAGAAGAATTTAAAAATATTCATCTTCTAGAAAAACAATCGGTTGAGATCAATGGCTACACTTTTATTGGTGCTACTCTTTGGACCGATATGAACAAAAACGATCCAAATACATTGTGGCATGTTAGTCGTGTAATGAATGATTTTCGTATTATTCGTAATAGTGGTGCGATTGAAGATCGAGAAAAACTTACTTCAATGTTTGTGTATAATGAGCACGTGAATACAATGCACTATATCAAAAGTGTCATTGATTCTAAACCTGAAGGTAAGTTCGTAGTTGTTGGTCATCATGCGCCATCAAAGCAGTCGGTGAAACCTCGTTATGAAAGAGATGTTCTTACCAACGGTGCATATTCTTCAGACTTGTCGGAGTTTATTCTTGACCATCCACAAATCAAATTGTGGACTCATGGGCACACTCATGATGTTTTTGATTATATGATTGGTGAAACTCGCATTTTATGTAATCCTCGTGGCTATATTTTGTATGAAGACCGCGCTGATGAATTCGAATTGCTATTTACTGATATTTAAAGGAAAATAATGTCAACCCTAAGAAACCTAGAAAAAGCACTTGCTGGTGAATCTATGGCACATATCAAGTACCGATATTTTGCTAAGATCGCCCGTGAGGAAGGATATGAAGATGTCGCAAGACACTTCGAAGAAACAGCCAATCAAGAAATCAAACATGCATGGGGACACCTAGAACTTTTGATTGGTCGACCTAACACCAAACAGTGTTTGCAAAAAGCAATCGATGGTGAAACGTATGAGTATACAGAGATGTATCCTCAAATGGAAGAAGAAGCTGAACGCGAAGGTAACGAACAAGCTATGCTTGAAGCAAGACAACAAGCGAACGAATCTCGTGAACATGCTGAACACTTCAAAATAATCCTAGAAAAAGCAGAAAAACGCTTTGCTGCTCTGAAAAAAGTTGAAGAACGCCATGCAAATGCATACAAAAAAGTATTGGAGGCTCTATGAGATCGGATCATGTTTGTGTAGTTTGTGGTTATGTTCATGAAGAACACAGTGATGTTCCTTTTGAACAACTGCCTGAGGACTGGCTTTGCCCAGAGTGTGGTGTTGGTAAAGATGAGTTTGAGGTCCTGTGAAAGAAAAATTTGTTAATGCATACATGAAGGTCGCTGAGACTTTTTCTGAACTCTCAACCGCTCGGCGTCTTCATGTTGGTGCGATTGTTGTAAAAGATGATCGCATCATTTCGATTGGCTATAATGGAATGCCCTCTGGTTGGGACAATGATTGTGAGGATTTACTTGTCTATAGAAAAGAAATCGAACCAGGCGTTTTTAACAACGAATATAAACATGAATGGAAAACCAAACCAGAGGTGCTCCACGCTGAAACGAATGCAATTGCTAAGTTAGCCAAGTCCACAGAATCGGGTGATGGTGCTACTATGTTTATTACCCACTCTCCATGTCTAGATTGTGCTAAACTAATATATCAAAGCGGAATCAAATCTGTTTATTATCGCAATACATATCGGAGTGAAGATGGCATTGAATTTTTAAAAAAATGTAATATTGAGGTGAAAAAAACATGAGTATTAATACACGAAGAGGATTTTTGAGAGGGGCTGGAATCTTTGGAACAATTGTTGGTGGTGTAGCAGCAGGCAAGATGGTTGTTGAAAAAAACTATCACGAAACAAAATATGTTCCTGCACCTGAACAGCCTAAACAAGACATTTCACACCTTGCACCAGAAACGCCAACGACACTAATGTTGCAGGGAAATCCTAAAAAGAAAGAACCTTCTGCTCTAGAAGGCAGCCCATACAGTGTGTTTTCTAATGTAGAATATGAAAATAAAGTTGAGATGTCTGTTGGTAAAGATAATCGTCTTTGGGTTAAAGTAAATGATGAATGGAAGAGAG